CAGGTTCTCCACCCGCTAGTGAAGTATATGTCCATTTAGGTGCTAAAGGATACCTCACATATTGTGCGTGTATATCTGCAGCTCCAGTAATAGTTGTAGGGTAAACAGTAACTGTATTTCCTAGCGCTGTGCCAGTCGCACTATCAAGAACGTATGCTGGGAACATTGTGTTTGGTGCAGCAATATTGGAATTAGTTAAATAAAATATTTTGTTTTGAGTAACTCTTTCTACTTCTCTAATATTGGTATTAGAATAAATAGAATAATTTTGTCCGGAAGCTATTATAGGGCTGCTTAGTGTTAATTGAATATCACTATCTACAGTCACTACAAAAGCCTGCAATGAAATAGTTGTATTTACCACTAAACTTCCTGGGGTAACAGTACTTAAAAAATTTTGCCCACCATCTATTAATAGAGAGCCAAGTGTAGAAGTAGCTGTACCAGAATCTAGTAAAGTGGAATAATAAAAAACTTTATCTACTAAATAATAATCAGCAGGTAAACTATATTGGTTTGCATTTACCTGTGAAAGAATAGTGTTAACTGAAAAACTATCAATTACTTCTACAATACCTTTAGTTATGTTAGCGTATCCTGTTCCTGACTTGCGCATAACTTCCGAATTAAGTTGGTTGTTATACAAGTAGAAATAATCCTCGAATATATCAAGTTGAGCCTGCTCTGCAAATAAATTAAAATCACTAGGAGAAATGTACCCATAGTTATTTTTATTTATTACAGCCATCACTGCATTTCGTACTTCGTTTATCATTGCATTTAATGTTTACACAAAGATACATAAAAAAAATACGATTTGATTTATTCGAGGATATACTCCTTTATTTATCTAGCATTTTCTTTAATAGCTTGTATGATTCAATACCCTCATCTGTTTGAAAGTAAGAAGCTACAATGTAAGATGGTTCTTCGCCATGAGGAACCGTAAGCATTTTAGTTTTATTTTTCTTTAAATTAAAATACACATCTCTATTTTTGTTTCTCATTTGCAACAATGTAGCGCTGAACATTTTAACTACTTCATCTTGTAACCCAACCATTGGGTCGTTAATTAAATCTAAAAACTCTTGCGGGTCTCTTCTAGCAAATACCATTATATCTCTTTTAAGCTCCGCTGTTGTCATTTTATCTGCTCTAACACCTAATACTACTCTAGAAATACTTTCGAGCTTAGAAAGCGTTAAATCACGCGCAGCTACTTGAGCTTCTAATTCAAAGTTCATGATTTCCATATCTGCGGCAGCATCTTGTTCATTATCTACTTCATAAAAAACATTGCCATTACCTGGGTGCAGTTTTAAGAATTGCTGTAAAATTTGATTTTGTCTTGGAACTCTTAGCATTCCTTCTTCAAAAATAATAGGTTCTAATATAGCGTTACCATCTTGCTCATCTTCAAAAATAGATTTTTGATTTCTGGCATAGCGTAACGATCTATTAATTCCTGTTTCTTCATCGAAGTGAAGTAAGGCTTTTCTTTTTGTGTGTTTAGATGCGAGCATATAGGAAAGTGGTGCTGCATCTCTTTTTAATCTGTATACCTTATCATGGTATACTTGTTTACTTTTTTTCATTTGATTTAATTTAAAATTTATAAAAAATATCTAGGGGGTGAATTTCACCCCCCGATATTATTGAACTACTTATTATGCATCTTGGAATAAGAAGAAGTTGTTTGCACCTAAAGTACAAAGCGCTCTTTCTGACAAGAAGTTAACTTGCATTACATCAGTTCCTGAAGTAGCAGCGCCACCAGCAGATCCTGTAATCCATGTTTTGTATCTTCTATCTTCAGTTTCAGAAGCTCTATATCTAACGTGTAAGAATGGTCTCTTAGCGTTCTTACCTAAGATTTGATCATATACTGAAGTTGAACCAGCTGGTACAAGTACCCCGTTGATTTTCCCTCCAACAATATCACCTCTCATAGTAGGATCGTTAAGGTATTTCCAATCTGTTTTGTAGAAATCATAACCTCTTCGGAATCCAGAGAAACCTAAATTTAAAGCCATCTCTTCATCATTATCAAATAATCCATAAGAACTACCACCTGCACCATAAGAATTTTGTGCAGCTAACATATCATCCATATCAAAAGAAAATTCTCTATTTAAGAATAATACGTTTTCTTCGATAGCTCCTTGCTTATCTAATCTTTGAATGATAGCATCAAAGTCTGCTAAAGCAGCAGGTATTCCACCGCCCCAAACATTTCCTCTTTGACCTAACACATAAAACAATCCTTCAGATCCTTTATTACCTGTTCCTGATGCTACTCCAGCTGCAATAGCTGCTACACCAGATCCTGCTTCAGCTGGAACTGCTTCCACCATAGCTGTTTCTAGGTAATCTTCAAATCTTAATCTTGTTTCATGTTCTGATTTTAAATACCATAAGTATCCTGTTGCTCCGTTTTCTGTAGTAACTTCAATCCATCCAATTTGAGCCATATCAGAACCAGATACTTCGTAAAGATCTTTGATAATGATTGGGCTGTTTTGGAAAATGACATCGTCAGCTTCTAAAGAATTTTCCATAGCAACTGAACCTTTTTGGAATTCAGAACCATATATAAATAATGAACACTGTACAGCTGCAGCCATTGTTTGACCACCTGCTTCATAATACGCAACATCAATTGTTCCTGCTGCATAGTTAACTCCAGTAACGATACCTTTGTTACTATTAGTTGAACCAATTGAACTGTCTGACAACATAAATGTTTGTCCTACTCTAATAGCAATTCCTCCTGTACCTGGTACAAGGGCGTCATTAATAGTTAATGTAGCAACATCTTGAGCTGCTGCTGCAGCTGAAGTTACATTGACGTATTTAGTGTGTAATCTTCCTTGTTCTGCCCATTTGATAAGGTCAGAATTAGAAGGCATTTCAGCGCCTACCATTCTTAAGAATGACGCTACTGTTCTATTACCATATCTTTCAAACTCCTTTTCATAAGTATCTGGAAGATACTGATTCAAGAAATTGAAATTAGTAATATAGTTTGATTGTACGGCTACTCTCTCAGCACTTGGTTGTAACGCAAATGATGGAGCGCCGGCTACTGCTCCTGGCATAATTTTTAATTTTTAAATGTTATTAATTATTTTTTTTTATACTTCTAATCTTTAAACCTCGACCTGAATCTTGATTTAGAGATCTTACTTTGAAGCCAGATTTTGATGTGACTTGTGGAGCTGATCTTACATCCATATTTATGTTTTTTGTTTTTTTGGATATATTATCAACAGCATCAGCCTTGCCTTGTTCGTAAAAGAACTTAGCATACTTGTCTGGATTCATGGCCATAGATAAAGCTCTATGATACTGCGAAGTGTTTTTTACCAAACCTCTATCATCAACATATTGTTTAATAAAATTATCGATAGACGATTGACTCTTTTTAACATCTTCAACAGCAGAAGGTAAATAAGAAATTTTCTTATCATTAATAACAAACTCAAAACCTTTGAAATCTTTATTAAATACTTTATTAGTTTCTTCTTTAAACCAATTTAGCTTATTAGCTGCTTCCTTTTCGTAAACAGCATTTTGCTCTATGTACTTTCTATAAGCTTTTATTTCCTTATCATCACTCTCAGAAACAACTCCTCTTGACTCAAGCGGAAGTTTGTATTTTTCTTTTTGTTCTTTAAAGTACTTTTTAGCTTTAGATAGTTCTCTTTTTTTTGCTAGTTGTTTTTTCTTTTTTTCTTTGTCATCATCTAAATCCTCATCATAACCAAACTTATCATCCATTAAATATTGTATATCTTCTGAATCTAAACCTTCTTCGGTTACAGAATAATAACTAGCAATTAAAGAATCAGGATTCATAGAATCATAATCTTGTTGTAATTTTACAAAATCATCAATCCCTCTTCCTGTTTCTTTTTTGTATTCAAAGTAAGCTTTGACGTCTTCAGGTAATTCCTCTGACGTATTACGCTTAACAATGAAATCATCCAGTGAAGATACCTCTTCACCGTATTTGTTTTCAATATATGAAAGAACGTCACTATCTGACATTTCTGGAGCAGAAACTTCTTGAGCTTCAACTTCAGGTTCTTTAACTTTTTCTTCTACTACTGATTCCTTTTCAGGAGGAGCCTTTTGAAGATTAATACGCTCTACACCATCCTGTGGTGCGGAATTGTCTAATGCCTCTTGCTGAGCTTCATGCTTATCAAGTAGTTCTTTTTCAATTTCTTGTGTTGATTTAGATTCCATTTCACCTAAATCTTTTACTTTAATTTCCATTTGATTTAATTTTTACAAAGTTAATAATAATTATAAATATAATTTTAGGTGTATTAAATATTTGAAAATCTTCTTTTGGATTCCCAAAATCTTCTTTTGGTTTTGCCTAAAATTAATTTTCTTTCTACCCTTAAATTAAATTCTTCTCTGATTTGGGTTAACTGCGGCCCACTTACTTTTTGCATTATATTTTATTTATCTTGGATTGAATTCAGCCAAATCAAAACCATCTAAAGTATCTTCATTAGATTCAAAACTTATAGGTGGTAAATTATTCTTTCTTTGTTCGATTAATTTTGATTGTTCGGTATTAGCTTGACTTATTCTTTTGTTTTTAGCTTTCTCTCTACTTTTTTCTCTTTGATCTACAGCTTCTTCTTCTCTGCCTTTTAATTGCATATTATAATCAAATTCAACTTGCATCAACTCACGTTTTAACATAGCTTCATTTTTAAGTCTTTCAATATCAAAAGCTACTTCTGCTTGTTTTGCTTGCATTTTTACTTGAGCTTCCATTTGAATTTTTTTCATTTCTTGTTCAGCTTGCATTTGTTGAACTTGCATTTTTGTTTGCGCATCCATTTGTTTTTGTGTCATTGCAAATTGCTGATCTTTCTCTTGTTTCTTTTGTCTTTTTACTTTAAGTAATTGATTTGCAAGTTTAATGTTTTTTAATTCTCTTATATCAATAGCATCTTCTAAATTTATATCGTTTTTAGATAAAGCCATTTGAATATTTTGTTCTAGCTGAGCTTTTTCTTCTTCATCCGGAGCAACTTCTATAAATATTCCAAAGTCATATATGTATAAATCTTTTATCTCTTCTAGTATACCTACATTGTATTTGCCTATTTGCATTTTAAATTCCTCTTTGAATTCTGCATACTGTAATATATCTGCAATTCTTACAGATAAAGCTTCTGCTAAAGTTTGAGTAATATATAAACTACCATGTAAAATATGACGAGTTGCTGTATTAGAATTTAAAGCCGCTAATTTTTGCACACCTACTAAAGCATATGGGTCGGGTTTTGAACCATCTCTAGCTTCATTTAAACCTGTCACACCTCTTAGCATATCCATATAATGATTATAAGTTCCTATTAAACTATTAATCTTGCCTTGACCACTACTAGCTGTTAGCTGTTGGATAGGTACTCTAGCGTTATTAAATTCACCATCTTGGGTATAGCTTCTTCCAATAACAGAACCGGTTTGAAAATATAACCTTAATGCATCTTGGGGGTTGTAAGCATTACCTGTTCCTAGGTCTACTTCATTTAATCCATCTGCATCTATAAAAACCCCATCCGGTACAGTCCTTGCGATTACTTGTTGAAGTTTTAAATGCGTCATTTGAATTAAATCAGCAAATGTAATCATACGTCTTACTAAGGATTCTATTACACCTTTATACATTCTTGGAGCGCAAGCCACATAATTAGGCATGGCATATTGAGAAGCCGACTGTGGTCTTACCATGTTCTCCATTTTATTCCATTGAAGCATTATATTTGTTCCCATAACCATAACACCTTCATACCATACATCTATTTTCTTCTCTACTTTCTCAAAGTTCCCTTCATCCATCATTTCTTCAGGTGGGTTAAATTGATCGTCTTTTTCTATAACTCTTGCTCCGCCTCCATCTAGTTTCTTTTTCTTATATACTATTGAGTTAGTTGTTTTATAATTAAAATATAATAACGTTGCAGTATCTCTATTAAATATACTATTTTCATAAAATTGAGCTACATTATAATAATCATACCACGCTTGACTATATTTAGAAATTTCATCTAAATCATCATTAGTTAAAGTTGGATCAATTTTAGGAAGCTCTGTCATTGGGACAGTTTTTATTTCACCCCAATAAAAACAATCTTTAAAATACGGGTCTTCCGTATAACTATATACTACATTAGCTGGATCCACATAATCCACCTTTACTCCTTCACCAGCTAAAAAATACTGCTTTGTCATT